TCAACCAAAGGAAACAGAACTGGACTCAACGCAGTAAGGCGAATGAGGTATGAAGAGAATAAAGATGTAATAAATGCTCAAAAAAGAGCAGCATATGCAGCTCAAAAGGAAGCAATCGAAAGGCAAAGAATAATTGACCATATCAAGTAAGATTGGTGCTTTTTTGTTGGAGAAAATATGGCAAAAGATGATTATAATGTTATAGTATACAAAGTATTATTGTACTTGTATGCAATATTTAAAAGAAAAATACCATTTGACGAAACCGAATTCAAAAAATCAATTTTAAAAAGTGGAATTAGTGAGGATTATCTTATTGAAGTCCTTAAACTAATGCAAGATGAAGAGTTGATAAAAGGATTAAAATTTATATCAGCTTGGGGTTGTGAACTATTGCTAATCAATGAAATAAGAAATGCAAAAATCACAGCTAAAGGAATTGAATATTTAACAGAAAATTCTAGAATGCAAAAGGTAAAAGAATTTCTAATAGAAAATGTTGATATTTTTGCATCACTAATAAAGTTAGTAATAACTGTTTAATTGATTTGATTATTAAGCATCCTTAATAGGGTGTTTTTTTATTGCCAACTCATGGCTTAAATGAGGTTATAACTCAACCATATAGGAGGAAACATTATGGCAGAAACTGTTATTGAACAGGAAAACGGCACTGTGAACGAGTCACAGGAAACAAAGACTTTCACTCAGGAAGAAGTAAATGCAATCATTGCAGATCGTCTAAAGAGAGAAAGCACAAAGTATTCTGATTATGAATCCCTAAAAGCAAAGGCTTCAAAGTTTGACGAAATGGAAGAAGCTAACAAATCAGAATTACAGAAAGCAACAGAAAAAGCAGATGCTTTACAGAAAAAACTTGATGATATGACAAGAAATAATTCTGTTAGGGAAATCAGAGATAAGATTGCATCTGAAACTGGTGTGCCAGCTTATTTATTAACTGGTGAATCAGAAGAAAGTTGCAGATCACAGGCAGATGCAATTTTACAATTTGCACAGAAACCAAATCCATACCCAACTGTAAAAGATGGGGGTGAGATTCAACACAATAATACTAAAAAAACAGCACAAGACCAGTTCGCAGATTGGTTTAGTGCATCATTAAACAACTAAAGGAGAAAAAAACAATGAGTGGAATCAACGTAAACACAACAACTATTTCATTACCTACTGAGGTATCAAACACAATCTTGCAGAAGATCCAGGAAGATTCAGCAGTTATGAGTCTTGCACAGTACATGGATCTGCCAGGACTTGGCGCAACAATTCCTGTTATTACTGGTGATCCTGAAGCAGCATGGGTTGCAGAAACAGACAATAAGCCAGTTTCAAGACCAGGACTTACAACAAAGACAATGCAGGCATATACTCTTGCAGTTATTGTTCCATTTTCTAATCAGTTTAAGAACAACATGCCAGCACTTTATCAGGCAATCGTTGACAGACTTCCAAAGGCACTTGCACAGAAGTTTGATGCAACTGTATTTCATGGCGATGCACCTGGTTCAAACTTTGATACATTTGCTTCATGTACTGCACAGAGCTTTGGTACAGATCCATATGCAGCACTTGTTGCAGCTGATGCAGATGTAGCAGCACACAATGGTATTACAAACGGTATCGTATTAGCACCAGCTGGTAAGTCAGCACTTCTTGGTGCAGTAGATGGCAACAGCAGACCATTATTCATCAATAACGTTGCAGAGGGTGCAATTCCTATGATCCTTGGAAATCCTACAAAGCAGAGCAAGGCAGCATTCAAAACAGTATCAGGTGGAAATGATGTACTTGGTATTGCTGGTGATTGGACTCAGGCAATCTATGGTGTATCACAGAATCTTTCACTTTCTATCAGTGATCAGGCAACACTTACAGATGGTTCAACGCAGATCAACTTATGGCAGAGAAATATGTTCGCTGTTCGTGCTGAAATCGAAGTTGGATTCGTAGCTGATACTGCATGCTTCGATCTGCTTACAGAGTAATTGCGTATGAGAGTTGAATTCATTAATCATACTGGTGGAAAAATGTTTGTTCATGAATCAAGAGTAGAAGAATACAAAGCAGCTGGATATATTCCAGCTGCAAGTATTGTTGATTCGACAGCAAGAGATATTACCGAACCAGTTGAAAAGAAAAAAACAACTAGACGGAAAAAAGAGGATTAACTATGGCATATGCAACATATAGTGATGTGCAGACAAGACTAGGCAAGAATCTTGATACAGATGAAATTGCTCTTTGCAATGCATTACTAGATGATGCAGCAGTTATTATTGATGCATACAACAAAGATGCAGAAGCAGATGCAAAAAAAATAGTTTCTTGCAAGATGGTTATTCGTGCCATAGGAAATACTGGTGTTGATGTTCCAATAGGAGCAACGCAAGGCAGTATGTCAGCGCTGGGATATTCGCAGAGCTGGACTATGAGCAATGGATCAACAGGAGAACTGTATATTGCAAAATTAGAAAAGAAATTGCTTGGAGTAGGCAACAAAATAGGATCTAACAATCCATTGGAGGTCTTATTATGAAAGGCGAAACAGTAATTTTAAAAACAAGAGTTCAAAGTGGAACAGATCCATTTGGTAGACCAATTTATACAGAATCAGATGTGGAGATTGACAATGTAATTATTGGATCTCCATCATTTGATGCTGCTGTAGCAGATTTGAACCTAACAGGAAAGAAACTAGCTTACACTTTAGGAATACCAAAGGGAGATAACCATAATTGGGATGATACCATTGTTGTGATCAGGGGCGAGAAATTCAGAACATATGGTTTCCCACTAACTCAAACAGAGGCAAATGTACCTGGTAAATGGAATACTCAGGTAAAGGTTGAAAGATATGAGTAAGGTTGAAATTGTATTAAACAGAGAGGGTGTTGCAGATCTGATGAAATCAGAGGAAATGCAAGCCATCTGCAAGGAACATGCAGAACGCATAGCAAGAGATGCAGAAGGTGAGTATGAAGTGACTACAAATGTTGGTAGAAACAGATGCTCTGCATCAGTAATAACATCTGATTGGGCAACCTACAAAAGAAACCTTAAAAACAATTCTTTATTAAAGGGATTATAAGATGATTGAAAAAACAGTATTAGATTATTTAACAGTGGAGTCAGGTGTTCCAGTATATATGGAAGAACCTGAGAACCCATCAGCATATCCATTTATTGTGATACAAAAAACTGGATCAGGATTAGAGAATCATATAAAAAGGGCAACATTTGCTGTGCAATCATATGCAGAATCTCTTTATGGAGCAGCACATTTAAACGAAACAATAAAAGAAATAATGCTGGATATTATATCACTTGATGAAGTTGCAAAGTGTAGTTTGAATAGTGATTACAACTTTACAGATACAGCAAGAAAAAGATATAGATATCAGGCAGTTTATGACTTAGTACATTACTAGGAGGAAAAAAATCATGGCAAATACAGCATCAAATGTCAGCACAGGCAAGCCAGCCATTGGTGGTGCGATTTTTAGAGCGCCATTAGGAACAACTTTGCCTACAACAGCTGATGAAACACTTGATACAGCATTTATTGGATTAGGATATATTTCTGATTCAGGACTAAGCAATAACAACACAGCATCAACAGGAACTATCAAGGCATGGGGTGGAGATACTGTATATTCATATCTCTCTGAAAAGCCTGATACATTCAAATTCAATCTTATTGAAATTCTGAATGTTGATGTATTGAAAACCGTTTATGGTGAAGCAAACGTATCAGGCAGTATGACAACTGGCATTACTATCAAAGCTAATAGATCAGATTGGGTAAGCTGTTCATGGGTTATTGATATGGTACTCAATGGTGGAGTGCTTAAAAGAATTGTAGTTCCTGAAGCAAAGATATCTGAAGTTGCAGAAATCACATATGCTGATGAGTCTGCTATTGGATACGATACTACAATCACTGCATTCCCTGATAGTGATAGCAATACACATTATGAATATATTAAGAAGGCTTAATAAGGAGAATTATGAGAGAAATTACAAGTGAATCAGGATTCGAGTATAAATTTGATGAATCTGTACTTGATAACATGGAACTGATTGATGCCCTTGCCGAATTAGACGAGGGAAAAACTCAGTATATAACAAGAGTTTGCAAAATGTTGTTTGGAGAAGAACAGCGCAAGCACTTGTATGATCATCTGAGGACAGAAAAAGGAAATGTGCCTATTTCAGAAGTAATGAAAGAAATTGGGGATATTTTTGAAAAGTTAAGTGTAGGAAAAAACTCCTGATCCTTGCTCGATTAATAAAGCAAAATAATAATTCATTAATATGTGATTTAGCAGAATATTATCACATATACAATTATAGAGATTATCCAGCTCGCACCATTGCTATTTTGGCATGTGGTTTGCGAGCTGATTCTCGTATTATGCAAGAATTGGCTGGAACAAATTACTCGATTGATACTCTATTGAGGGCAAGGATGGTTGATTCTCTAACCTGGTTAGTATGGTCAAAAACCGTAGACGGTGAAAGAAACAGAAACCATCCAAGATCTGTATTAGAAATGTTAATAAATCCAAAGACAGAGAAAGAATGTAAAGGATTTAGTTCGGTTGATGAATTTGAACGAGCAAGGGAACAAATAATAAGAGGATATTAACATGGCTACAGAATTAGCAAAGGCTTATGTTCAAATAATTCCATCTGCTAAAGGTATAAAAGGTTCAATATCAAAAGAACTATCAGGGGAATTAGGAGAAGAAACAAATAAAATAGGTGAACAAGCTGGTAGTGGTTTAGGTAGCAGTTTAACTGGTGCATTTGGCACAGCAATAAAAGGCATAGGTATTGCAGTTGCTGGAGCAGCAACAGGAATAGGAGTGCTTACAAAAACAGCAGTAGATGCTTATGCAAATACACAGCAGTTAGTAGGTGGTGTTGAAACTTTATTCGGCGCACAGGGAATGAGTTTAAAAGAATATGCTGATAGTGAGGGAAAAACTGTAGATGAAGTAAGTGAAAAATACTACAGTTTGAAATATGCACAATCAGAAGTTTTAAATAATGCGAAAGATGCATACAAAACAGCTGGATTATCTGCAAATGATTATATGGAAACTGTAACAAGTTTCAGTGCAGCACTTATTGCATCTTTAGACGGAGATACTGAAGCAGCAGCATCAAAAGCAAATCAGGCAATCGTGGATATGTCTGATAATGCAAACAAAATGGGTTCATCTATGGAATCCATTCAGAATGCTTACCAAGGATTTGCAAAACAGAATTACACTATGCTGGATAACTTAAAACTTGGCTATGGTGGTACAAAAGAAGAAATGCAAAGATTGCTAGAAGATGCTTCTGCTATTGCTGGTGTAGAGTTTAATATTGATTCTTACGGTGATGTGGTAGATGCTATTCATGTTATTCAGGATCAAATGGGAATTACTGGAACAACAGCAAAAGAAGCTACGGAAACAATATCAGGTGCATTTGGAATGCTCCAAGGATCATGGACTAACTTTGTTGCTGGTTTAGCAGATCCTACGGCTAATGTTTCAGAATTGACTAGCAATCTTGTTGAGAGTGTTCAAGTTGTCATAGCAAACGTGATTCCAGTAATTATGGATACTCTGCCAACTATAGCAACAGCATT